ACACACATACTGATGAAACAACACAAGTAAATGTGTTAGAGGGTCAAGACAATACAGATATAGAAAATATGTTTGAGGATGTTGTTTACAACATATATGATACATTAGAAACATTTATAGAAAGTTTTACAATTACAATTAATGATTGGTCTTTGCTTGATGACATATCATTCAAATACATTCAACCAACTACTACAACTACTACATTACCTCCACCACCAAAACCTGAACCTGAACCTGAACCTTACATTCCACCTCCACCACCTGAACCTGAGGTGTTTACAGTTATTTTAGATAATGGTGAAGAGGCAGAGTATCAACAACATGAAATAGATGATGGTACAGTAGAAAGAGATAATCAACGCAAAAAGAATTTAGAAATCTATGGTGTTGAGCTTACTGATGAACAGATAGAACGAGGAGATTTAGAACAGTATGATATTGAAATCATTGAAGAAGAGGATATGGAAGAACTCGGAAAAGAGTTTTCTGATGATGTTGATATACCTGAGTTTGTGGAAGATGAGCTTACTGAAGAAGAGCTTGAAAGAGAAACTAAAAAACTTGAACTTGAAGAGGAGATTGAGATATTTATATTTGAGGACGAAGAGGAGATTGAGGAGTTTATAGATACTGTTATAGAGGTAGAAGAGTTTTTAGAAGAGTTTGAAGAAGTAGAGATTATAATTATAGAAGATATAAAAGACATAGAAATAGATGACATTGAGATTGTAGAAGAGGTTATAGAGGATGAAAACAACATTGAAGTTCTACCATTGGAAGATATTACCAAAGAAGTTGAAGAGATACTTACTGAAGAAATGGTTGATGAAAAGGTTGCAGAGCTAGAAGAAGTTATAGAGATAGAGGAAGATTTAACAGATGAGGAAGTCGCAGAGGCAATCGAAGTATTTGTGCAAGAACTCGACACCGAAGAAGTTGTAGAGGTTCTTGAAGAAGTCAATGACATAGGTGTACAGAATTTAGACCAGGCTACAGAAGAAGTCCAGGAAGTTGTACAAGCTGTAGTTGAAGAGGCTATAGAAGATGTAGCAGAACTTACCGAAGAACAAGTAGAAGTTGTTGCAGAAGTTTTACAAGTGCAAACTGAAGATGTAGAAATTATAGCTGAGGCAGTCAAAGAAGATGAGGTAGTTGCTGAGGCAGTAGAAGAGTATGTTGAGAGAGCTGTAGAAAATGCAGATGTAGAAAACTATACACTAGCTGATGTAGTTACAGAGGTACAGTTTGAAACATTTTTAGAAAATCCAATAGAAACATTTGTAGATATAGATTTGACAGAAATAAACATAGCAAACATAGGAGATGATATGACACAAGACCAAAAAGAAAAAGCACAAGAGGTAGTAGTGCCAGTTATTTTGACTAGAATAGTTACTATGGCAGCTTTTGTATTTAGGAAAACAATATGATAAATAAAATATGGTCATGGTTTGTGGAGGCTATAAAAGAAACACTTAACCTCAGTTGGACTTTGGTTGGTTTGATTATTGCCACTTTGACTTTGACTGGGAGTGCAAGACAGATTACTGGATTAGCAACCTTAATTACATTAGCTATTTGGTTACTTACTATAAGTTTTAGAAAATGAGTTATATGAAAAGAGTGTACGAACAAAAATGTACAGCTAAACTTATAAATGGTACGTGGATTACAATTTGTAATTGTAAACATGGAACATTATCACATAGTGAGATTGAAGAACGAGTAAAAGAAAAGGTGAGAGATGAAATTACAAGTAATACGAACTCAACTGGGTAAGGACGCAACAAACGGATTATTATTTATTGATGGATTGTTTGAGTGTTATACATTAGAGGACCAGTATCAAGCTAAAAAAGTTATGCATGAAACCTGCATACCTGAGGGAACATACGAAATAAAACTTAGAACAGTTGGTGGTTTTCACGAACGTTACAAAAAGAAATATCCTACGTTTCACCGTGGTATGTTGTGGATTCAAAATGTTCCAGGATTTGAATATATCTTAATACATCAAGGCAACAATGACGAACACACATCAGGTTGTCTTATAGTTGGTGATAGTCAACAAGATTTAGATGTAAACTTTAATGGGATGGTCGGCAGTTCAGCCAATGCGTATAAAAAATTATATCCAAAAATATCTGCACAGTTATTAGCAGGTAATGAGGTGACTATTGAGTACAGTAAAATACAATTAGAGGCACAAGAACCTACAGATATGTATGAAAAACTACAAGAGATAAGCGGTGAAATACAGGTTTTGACTGCTAAACTTGATGGAAAGAACATAATATGAGTGATTTATTTGAAAAAAATAAAAGACAAAGAAACCAAGACGGCACATTTAAAAAAGATGTGGGGTGGACTCCTTGGAACGAGGCATGGAGTTACAAAATGAGTGATGACTTAAAAGACATGCTAGAACGTACCCTTTGGACATTTATCGAGGCATTTATCGGTGCATTGGTAGTTGCTCCATTGGCAGGAATTGACGCAAATTCTGTACAACTTGCAGCTATTGCAGGTGGTGGTGCAGCTCTAGCAGTTGTAAAGACATACGCTAAAAAACAAATCAGTAAGTAGTTTTTGTCACTTTAATCCTGTATAATACTATTGACAGGATTGGAGATGTATTACACGTAAACAACCTATCCCTGAGGAATGGGGTAACAATTTCTACAAATCAGGATGGAAACCTGGATTAGAAGTCAACGAACAAAGTGGTTTAGGTGAAATAACACACGTGGGAACTGACCCTAATTACAGGGAAAAATTTGATGATATACTCTTACAATGGGGATTTGACCCTAAATTATACGAAATAGAGGGTTCAGTACGTGCCTCAGCTTGGAATACGCAATTAAAGGGTGGTGAAACTACAACATTTTACGCATTTAAAGGCATTGTAAAGAAGAAAAATCCTGGACATGACAAGTATTTTAAGGCTTTATTTAAACAAGCATCTAAAAAACCACCTTTAAAATTAAGGACATACGGAGGCGATACAGCCTTTTTGTTTTTTATGGCTGATTGGCAGTTGGGTAAAAAAGATTTTGGTGTAGCAAACACAATAAAAAGATATGATATTGCACTTCAGGACGCAATAAACAGAATAAAAGATTTACGTAAATTAGGTGTACAGATAGATGAAATATATATTGTGGGGTTAGGTGACCTCACAGAAAACTGTACAAGTGCTTTTTACGATTCACAACCATACAATGTCGAACTCTCACTTATAGAACAATATGCTCTAGCACGTTCTATGATTATGAAAACAGTAGATACTTTCTTACCTTTAGCAGATAAGATAACTCTTTGTGGTGTGCCAGGAAATCATGGCGAAATGTCACGGTCAGGCAAAGGTCAAGTTTTTACAGATAGATTAGACAACAGTGACACAATGCACTTGCAAATTTGTGAAGAGATAATGAAAGCAAATGTAGATAGATATAAAAAAGTTAAAGTTGTAGTTCCTGATTCTTACCATCAAGTTATAAAAATTAAATCAAAGACTTGTGCCTGGACGCATGGGCATATGAGTGGTGGCAGTGGGAATCCTGAAACAAAGATAGAGAATTGGTGGAAAGGTCAGATGTATGGACACCTACCTAGTGGTGAGGCAGAGATACTTGTTACAGGTCACTATCATCATTTTCGTAGTAAACAACAAGGTAATCGCACATGGTTTCAAACTCCTAGCTTAGATAAAAGCATAGATTTTACATCTCGTACAGGTCTGTGGTCACATCCAGGTGTGTTGACTTTCACAGTTAACAAAAAAGGTTGGGATAATTTATCAATACTTTAGATGAATCCTCTATTGCAGTTGTAACAAAGACCAGTCTTACCATCTAAAACATCAGTTTGTTTACAAACACGACACTTTATTGAATCTAATTCATCATCTAAATCATCCATTAAAGGTTCATCTAACCAGGACATTTATGATAATCCTCAATTAACTCTTCACAATCTTCACAGTAATAGGATAACCATGGAACTGGGTGGCTCATTCTTCTTCCTTTTCTTTATCTTGTTCTTCTCTAACTTCGTTCATCATTTGCATATGAAAATTATAATCTATTGCGAACTGCTCTAGTAATTTATCTACTTTTGCTACGCTGTGCTTGTTAAGTTTTATGCTTGTCTGTGTGACCTCTTGTCCACCACATGCATTAGCTAAATCAATAGCCCATTTTTTAAGTTCTTTTGGTTCACTAAAAATATTAGGTTTAGCCATTAAAACACTCCTTTTATCATGTTTTCTTTTTGTTCTCTAGTTCTAATAATAGCGTTACATGTTCTAATATCGTACACGTAAGGGTTATCATCTCTTGTTTGTTTGTATTGTCTAATACAAAAGTCGTTTCCCTCAACGTCAGTAGCATACTCACCAGGTCTGTCATTTTTTGTTACACATTTATGCACTCGGTCAGGTCTATTCGGTTGAGAGAAATCGTACTCAGGATATCTTTTTTGTAGCTTTTTTAGTAACTTTTCTACGTTATAAGATATACGTTCTAGTTCATCTGCCATTAGACTTTGTTACTATAATTGTCAATAATTTGAGATGCAGTCTCACCATTCAAATTACCGTCACCGTATAACTCTTTTAATTCAGGTAAAAAGTCTGCCTCTTGGTCTGTTGCTTTTGTAACAATATCATTAACCCATTTCATTTGTTTTTCACTAGCAGGATTTTCTTTCCAATTCACGTCATCACCTCCCTCCACATCAAAAACTTTATCTACATTATCTATGCTACCTGTTGTCTCTTTGTAAAGTTGCTCAAATATATCTAGGAATCTTGTCATCATATCGCTTGACCATTTCTCTACATCCTCCATAAATTTATCTTGTTCTACAACTTGAGCGTATGCAGTTGCTTGTAGCTCTTTCATTTGTTTGTCATCACTACAAATAGATTTCATTACATGTAACATTTGGTTTGCATTTTTCTTACTTTTACCTGTCGGTGTTTTAGGCTCTGCAACCATTTCATCAACGACTTTTTCCATTTGTTCTTTTTGTTCTTTTGTAGGTCTCGCAGATTTACCTTTTGTTACCTCAACTTTATCGTCTTTGTATGCCTGTGTTTTTGTCATCTCTTGTAAACTTGGTCTTGCTTTGTCGCTACCTTGATACATCCAATTAGCTAAAGCTCTACCAATAGCAGATGTCTCACAGTTTTCAACATGAGATGTGGAGTTGACGTAGGTATTACCCTGTCCTTTAGTTTCTTCCGCTATCCCAGTTGACACAGGATTTATGTCCTCTTTATCCATGTAAATAAACGCTTTGAATATTACAGTCTTTGCGTCATCACTTACAAATACTTCCTCTGTCCATAAACGACCGTTGGGATAATCTGCCCAAAACTTTTTAAGTCTTTCCTCAACTGTCTCATACTTACTAATATCAAATTTAGGCATTACTTCCCTCCAATATTTTATAAATTCGTTGTCTTGATACCTCAAATTTTTTTGCAATATCAATGACACTATATCCGTCTTTAATCATATCTTTAATAACAATGATTCTTGTCTGTCTGTTTTCATGTAATTTACGTGTGAGAAATTTCTCTTCATTATTTATGTGTCTTGCCACACGGTTATAATGAAGCTCACTGTTGCCTGTCTCATTCAACTAAATCACGCATACTTTTCCTTTCATCTGCGGTTGCAATCAACTCATACTCACAACTGCCTCCTGGTAAGTCGTGTGATAAGATGTCGTGTCCGTCTTTTCTTAATTGGTGTATTGTTCCACTAATTCTTGGTATGTTGTAGTCATACACAAAAGTCATAGATTTAATCTTTCTATTTGATTCTCTTGCTGTCTTTAACATCCACAATACTTTTTTCTTTTTGTTTCTGTAAACAGGAATAGGTCTGTCTAAATAAAACTCAAACATTTCCATTATTCCTCCAACATTTCTATTGTGCGTTCTACTGCACTTAGTAAATTTGTTTTATTATCAAATTCACCATTTTCATTTGCAAGTTGTTCTTGTATATACAAATAAACTGCTGTAAGTTTCTTAATATCTAATTTCATTATTCCTCCTCTGCGTCCATACTTTTTTCAAAAAACTTTGGCGAGTGTGATTCAAAAATTAAATCCTCATCATTGTCTGCCAAACTTACTAATTTATCAATCTGCTCCACTGCCTCATCTTTTGTAATATGAATAGGAAATTGAAATTCAACTGTTAGCTCGTTGCAATTCAATTTAGGATTAGATGTTACATATTCATAAACTGCCATAATTTTTCCTTTCTAATTGACTGCCCAATCTTTTATATAGGATTTATGTTTTCTTTTTACTAAACCACATTGACAATTATTTGAATAAATTACATAGTTTTCTTTTTTTAAAAATGCAATTATTTTTCTTAAATCATCAACTTTTGTTGTGTGTTTACAAACTTCAGTATCGCTATCTAAAAGTTGTTTTATTTCAACTAACTTACTCATGGGTTAAAACGGTTTGCCCATGAGTAAATTGTTTTCGTTAATGTATCTCGATATGTGTTTTGCAATGCGTTTTGCACCTTTGTCATTAGGCTCAATCTCATTGTAATAACATTGACTTGACATAAACTCTCGTAAATCAAGCACATCATATGTTCCCCAATTACGTTTATCATGTTCTCGTGCAATGCGTGATAACCTATCGTTCCACATTGAGACGATTGCTTTCGCTGTGTAGTCAAAGCCATAGAACCTTTGTGGGTTATATGCGAGGTTGCCCTCGTACACAGATAACAGTAGGAAATCTCTGTTTTTCTGTTTCCATTGCTGTAACATGGTCTCGTATGCAATCGTCAATTTGTCAAGCTCACTGATTAACAAACCATGTAATAAATTTGTGTCATCAATATCTTGAATCATTGGCATAAGAGATAACAAATCATTACCACCTGCACTTACAACAACTAGCTCCGTTGCCTCGTTGATTTGGTTGGCTTTGTCAATGCAATCGTAGATAGTATCACCGTCTCTACTTTGGTCATTGATTCTTGCCATGTATGTGCTGTTTGCATAGATTTCTGCGAAATACTCCACAGTACCTTTGCCTGTCTTGGTATATGCTTTGCAATCAATTACGCTATCACCAATAAATGTTATGTCGGCTTTTTCGTTGACGTTCTTTTTGTTTAGCTTGGTCTGTATATAATTTGTGTTATCTACAAAACCTGGATTGCTCCATGCTGTGTTTGAACTGTCATCTTCATACCAATCGTTATTATCCATTGGGTAGTCATGAATCTTCTTGCTCATACTTTCCTTTCTAATTGTTACTACATGTTAACATACTTTCGCATTTAACAGAAGAAATAAAAAAGAACCAGGTAGATAGTAGTTTGGTATTCGTACGTATCACTACATGAAAGAAAGTTACTAACCTGGCTCTTTCTCATTTGCTACATAAGTAGCTCGTAACACACACTCGACTTTGCTTTTCATCAACACTTGCGTGTATCCTCTCGTTCGGCATGTGTTACAAGCTACTGGCTTTCAGTTACAACAGAACAGGGCTGAAACGTTGCTCCTACTAACCAGTAACAATATTATTATATACATATATAGATTTTAACAACAAATGTTTACATAGTTTTTTATTTGTACTATCCTTAAATCAGAAAGGAATAATATGCGTAAAGCACTTATTACAAAAGAAGAGTTTGATATTAAGGTTAATAATCTTTTATCAAGGTCTAGTAACCAAATCAATTTTACACGTGATGAGGTTGCAAGAATACTCTCTCACTATTATGAAATAAAGGCAGGTGAAAATGTTTAAAAGAAGAAGAAAGAAAGACAGGTCATAATGTGTAATATCTGTGGCTCACGGATTCGTGAGATTGATGACAGGCACAACGCACAGCCAGTTACATTCGGTCATGCTTGTACTTGGTGTAACCAACACGTAGTTATCCCAACGCGTGTACTTGAATTAGCGAAGGCTAAACAATAATAATCAGGAAGGTTTGATGCAGGTTTCTCCCTCACTTGCATCTCCTTCTTTTATCCAGGATTATCTACAATATCTATAGTTAACTAACTATCCCCCGTATCTAAACAAAAGGGGTACACTATATCTAGTATGTACTACAAAACATATACACAACATATAGTATGTGCAACAAAACGTA